AACACACAAGCCGGGTCATATTATTCAAATATATAAAGCTATCCTAGAATGGTCCCATTGGCTACGCCGAGAGTAGGTATATTTATAGTATATTAGAATGGTCCCATACTACTAGTACATTGTGAGGACTTCAAAAAATGAAATGTTCATCCGGCTGCGATGATTTTAGGCGTGTTTGTGAAGATTAAGGCACTTGACAATGAGCCTCTTTTCGTGCATACTGGGGTCACGGGGCGCTCTGCTTAGCTAGGAATGAGTAAATGAGGAAGTAATGCCTCAGCAATCAAAGACAGATCCTAGCATAAAGAGAGTATCTCCTAGTCCAGGCTTTCTACAAAGGATGTTTGGTACTGAGGAGTTTACTCCTGAACAGCAAGAAGGTATTAATATTGCTAAGAGAGAGAATCCTAATATGGCACCTGTACAGCCATACGGAGTATTCTCTAGGCTAGCCAGTCAGGGAGCTAATGCTTACGTAACTGGTGGTAAGAATATCTATCTTAGCGGCAGGAATATGGCAGGAACATCTCCACAGGAAGTTGCTGACGTACTGACGCATGAGCAAGAACACATTAAGCAAGTAGCCAATGCTGGCAATCCTGTAGCAAACTTCTTTAAGTCAATCCTCAGACCACAAGAAGAATACCATAGAAGGCCAGAAGAAATGGCTGCTTATCAGGCCGAGAAGAATAGACAAGATATGATGGGAAGACCTAGAACATACATGCCATCATTTGGTACTGGTGAGTTCAAAGCATCTCGTGACATTAACTTACCATTGAAGAAGCCTTTGCCGGTAGTGAGGTAGACATGATTCTATCAGACGATGAAATCCAAGAAAGAATTGAGTCTCCTCTCAATTTATTAAATAGACTTCGTTCTACTGTGCAAAGGCACACCAATCCTACCATTCCATCACTTCCTCCCACAGCAGACAAACTAATTGAAGATTTAGATGATAAGCTAAAGGAGAAGTCTGTTCGCTCAAAAGCTAACAGCATTCTTCTAAAGACAATGACTGAGCTGGAGACTAGAATACCAGATGTTCAGAAGCCAGAAACATTGTCTAGAATTGCTTATGACATGGGTAGAGTAATTGCTACTCAGGATGTCAGTAAAGGTAATGGTAGTACAAACGTAGGTCAGATTGTAGTATACGCACCACAAGTAGTTAATCTCGACAGCTTTGACATCATCGACGTTGTGGAGTGAAGATGGATTCATCGTTCACAGCTCAAGACTGGATCCTTATTATTACTGCTATTGGTTTTGTACTTAATAACGTAATAACCAACTGGAGACAGTCTGTAAAGATTGATACTGTAGTTTCAACAGCTAAAGTGATTGAAGGCCATGTTAATTCAGCAGCAACTTTAGCTAAAGCAGAGAAGGAATCTGGCATAGCTAGAGAAGCTAAGCTACAAGAAATAATTGATGACTTAAAGAGATCAGCTGCACTTCTAGCACAAGCAGCAGCAATAAATACAGCTGAGAAACAAGGAGCAAAGAATGTCTGACCCATTTAAGCCGGCCTCTCTACCAAACGACCCACCGCTGAAGCCATTTGAAAATAGGAGTGTATTTATTAGTTCTTCTGATCCAGTCCTTACACAGGCAGAGAAGGATGCTGCCAAAGCAGCTGAGGAAGTAAGGCTGAAAGCTATTGCTGATGCAAAAACAGCAGAAGAGCAGAAGGCACAGGCATTGAAAGATGCTGAACTTCAGGCTAGGAAGACTGCTGAAGATAACGCTGCAAGAGCAAAAGTACTTCATGAGGAAGACTTGCTTAGGCAGAAGGAGGCAAAAGAGCAGACAGCCAGAATTGATGTAAAGCTAAAAGAGCGGCGCGCAGTCAAAGAGAAGCGAGCTGCCGAAGCACTCGAAGAAGCTGCCATCGTTCTTAAAGAGTACGGTGGTGCAGAAGCTAACATCCCAGTTAACAACGGATACTGGGGTTTGATGAATGAGTATCGTGGTCTCGTAAGCGAACTCAGATAATATGGCATTCTCTAGTGGAGAATGGAGACCAACGAAGAGGCAGGAAATCTTCCTATCTCTACCTTGGAAACCACCATTCTCTATTAGAGAAGCAATGTATGGTGGCGGTGCAGGTAGTGCCAAGACAGACGTACTATTGCTGTATGGTATTTGTCATGGATGGCATAACAATCCTGCTTTTAAGCAAGTATTTCTTAGACGAACATTTCCTGAATTAAGGAATGAGGTTATTCCACGATCACGTCAAATATATTCTAAGTTTGGTGCCACATTAAATAAATCTGATATGGCTTGGACATTCATGGCTCCAGGTCAAGCAGGCAGTGGATATTCTAACGCCGGGGCAATGATATTTCTCGGGCAGTGTGAGAACGAAGATGACGTTCATAAATACGACTCAATGGAAATTAATTTATTCACACCAGATGAGCTTACTAGTCAAACAGAGTTCATCTATCTCTACATCGGATTTACCAGAGTCAGAACTTCAGATCCTACTCTACCAGCTATCATACGTGCAGCAGGTATGCCAGGCGGAATTGGGCATACATGGACATCAAAGCGATTCCCGAAAGCGGCTCCATATGGCACGGTTATCAGAGGAAGAGGCGGAAACCTTCGAGTATACGTTCATGCTACACTAGCAGATAACCCACATATTGATCCAGGTTATAGACAGTCTCTTGAAGCTCTTCCGGAAGCTGAGAGGCAAGCTAAGTTACATGGTAACTGGGACTCATATCTTGGTCAGGTATTTGATGAGTTCAGAGATAGACATTATCCAGATGAACCAGAGAATGCATTACATGTAATACCAGAGTTTCAAATCCCAGACTGGTGGCCTAAACTGGTCGTTGGTGACTGGGGATTTGCTGCTATGACGTACATTGCATTCGTAGCTATCTCTCCACAAGGTAGGTCTTATATTTATCGTGAGATGTTCTGGACTAAAACTAAGATTGAAGAATGGGCACCACACGTTAAAGAACTTGTAGACTTAGAGAACCCAAGAATCATTAAGTTCTGTAAGTCTGCTGGTAAAGAGACTGGACAAGAGCATACTATTCAAGAACAGATTTCTAATGCTCTTGGAAGACCTATTGAGCTTTCAACTAACTCATCTGGCTCTCGTGTAGCAGGCAAGCAGTTAGTTCATGAGTATCTTAGATGGAAACCTAAACACGTATTTCTTAAACAGAAAACTTCAGTATACAGTGAAGAAACTGCAATGTGGATGCTTCGTAATCGAGGCATGAAAGATTATAAGAGTTATATTGATTCATTTTCTGACCCAGAACCAGAGAGTAACATTCCTAAACTTCAAATATTTGATTCTTGTCAGGTGATGATTGAAGCCATTAAAGCATGTTCATATGACAAGAAGAATATTGAAGACATTGCTGAATTTGAAGGAGATGATCCTATTGATACATTACGTTATCTATGTGATACTGCTGAGAATTATATTGGAACTGCTGAGGATGAATTCAAGACTATTCAGAAACGTGAGCAGTTAGTAGCCAAACTAAATTCAAGTCAGGACTGGACTGGGTTCTATCGCAATATGCGTACATTAGAAGAGAATAAGATTAAACCAGTCAGACTGTTTCATCGCCGGCGTCTGATTCAGTGAGATAGTAAATGACGATTACACTGTTAAGTAATCAATAAGATATCCAAATTAACTTTGGTAGTTGTAAAGGAAGAAGATGCCTACGACAGTGATTTCATTCGGACCACCTACTCTAATGGTGCAGAACATTGTGTATGCACTACCTGCTGCAAGAGGTTTGCTGTTTAGTGATACAGCAGGAACATTCGAGCAATCAGCTATTCTAGCTGGTCCATTCATTGCTACTGCCGCTCTTGCTGGTGGTCAGGTAGAAGTGGCTGGTGGATTCATTCGTTGTACCACAGCTAGTCCAACAGTTACTATTAAGAGGGCATAATGTTTAAGTGGTTGCATCATCTATTGAATCCTCACTGTTCTGATTGCCAGTTAGCGGCAGCAGAGAATAAAGTATGTGTCTCGTGTGAGACATTAAAGATGCAACTGTCTATTGCTAATATTGAGAGACGGCAGATGCTAGAGTCTATTCTAGCTATGTCTAAACCAACTGAAGTTCAGTCTGCTCCACCACAGATTAACCTTAAAGAAGCTCCTAAGCCAATAAGCTGGAATGTTAGAAAGCAAATGCTAGAAGCTGAAGATAGGAAGCAGGCTATAGTTCTAGCTGAGCAGAAGAAGTTTGCTGAGGATGCTAGGAGAGCGGCTCAAATGTCATCGACATCCCCACTCACAGATACAAAGCGCGAGCCTACCATAGATAATAATAAACCAATTGAAGATCGGGCACAGAGTATTGAACAGCTAGAAAGAGAACTTAATATCGATTCGGAGGCAGCAAATGCTTAAACCTAGCGGCAACTTCTTCAAGAAGATGTTCAGTAAAGAAAATATGGATAAGTCTTCTAAGAAGAAGAAAGGCAAACCTTTCACTAAAAGTGAAGGACCTTTAAGTAAAAAGATTAATGGGAAAGATGACAAGTGAAGGTAGATAAGAAGATAGAAGACCTTCTCAAACAAGTAGCTGATCATTTTGATCAGGAGGATAGGGCTGTCAGAGAACGCCAGCTAAGAGACTGGAGAGAACTTAAATTACTTTGGGAAGGTTTCTCAAGAATCTGGTTCTCTGAAGTAGCTCATGACTGGAGAATCGATGAGAGTGCAAATGGTTCAGACAATGACCAAGCATTTTACGACAAGCCAATCAACATCTTTAGAGCTTATCTTGAAAGTATTATTGCCGCTCTCAGTGTTACTGTTCCTGGGATTAAGTGCTTTCCTGATGATGCTGAAAATCCTCTAGACATGACAACTGCTAAAGCAGGCGATAAGATCGCTTTGCTGATTAGCAGACATAACAATGTGTCCCTTCTCTGGCTACACGCACTTTATATTATTTGCACAGAGGGACTAGTAGCTTGCTATTCATATCCTAAAGAAGATGAGAAGTATGGTACTTATGAAGTAGATAAGATTGAAGAAGATGAGGAAGAAGCATACGTATGTCCTTCCTGCAATGCTAGGATAGCTGATGAGGTAATGACATCTACATTAGAAGGTGAGTTTAATCCTGGAGATGAACAGATTCCGTTACATGATGCAATTATCAACCAGGAAACAAAATTGTGTCCGAAGTGTGCAGCACTTCTGGATCCTAACTTGCAGAAGTCTAAACTGATTATTGAGCGGATAGTCGGAAAGACTAAGAAGCCCAAATCTAGAATCTGTATGGAATGTTATGGTGGCTTATATGTTAAAGTTCCTAACTATGCAATGAAACAAGCTGACATTCCATATCTCATGTTCTCTTATGAAACTCATTATTCAAATGTCCTAGCAAGATATTCTGATTTAAGGAATAACCTTTCTGTTAATGGCAAGATAGCGGCTGGAGGAATGTATGATCCTTACGAACAGCAGGCGAGACTTTCTATTCAGTATCGTGGAGAATATCCTATTAACAATGTTACAGTTCGGAATTGTTGGCTTAGACCATCTGCCTTCTCAGTGTTGCAAGAAGAGGATGCTAAACTCCTAAGAGAGAAATATCCAGATGGAGCTAAGGTTATATTGATTAATGATTGTTATGCTGATAGTTGTAATGAGAATTTAGATGATCACTGGACTATTTTATCAGACCCAATGTCTGATTATATTCACAAACGCCCAATGGGTTCTCTGCTAGTTAACGTACAGGAAATTACAAATGATATTATTAGTCTTGCACTTCAGACTATTGAACATGGTATCTCGCAGACATTTGCTGATCCTGGCGTTCTAAACTTTGATCAGTACGGAAGAACTGAAGTATTACCAGGTGGCGTATATCCTGCCGTTGCTAAATCTGGTAAAGCTCTTGGTGAGGGCTTCTTTGAGACGAGGACAGCGACTCTCTCACAGGAAGTACTTCCATTCTTCCAACAAATACAGTCACTCGGACAAACAGCAAGTGGCGCATTGCCTTCGTTGTTTGGCGGTCAAATCGAAGGCTCTAAGACAGCTTCGGAATATTCTATGAGTCGTGCCCAGGCATTGCAGAGATTGCAGAATGTCTGGAAGATGCAAACAATGTGGTGGAAAGATATTTATGGTAAAGCTATCCCAATGTATATTCAAGAGCTTAAAGATGATGAGCGTTCTGTCGAAGAAGATGAGAAAGGTAACTTCATTAACGTATTTGTTCGCATGGCCGAGTTAGAAGGTAAGATTGGTAGAATCGAACTCGAAGCAAACGAGAATCTACCAATGACTTGGTCACAGCGTAAAGATACCTATATGAAGTTGTTGGAAGCTCAGAATCCTTTGATTCTTGAAGCTCTCACTTCACCTGAGAATATTAAGAATCTTGCTGAAGCTATTGGCTTGGATGACTTCGTTGTTCCAGGTCAGGCTGATGTGGATAAGCAGCATGAAGAGATTAGGTTACTAATTAACTCAGAGCCAATTCAACAGCCACCAGATGATGAGCAAATGATGATGGCTATTGAGCAGGGTCAAGATCCTACTCAATTGCCTCCTATTGAAGTGCCATCTATAGATATTGATTATGATTTGGATAATCATCAGATTGAATCTGAAACTCTTAGAAGCTATCTTGTTTCTACCGCTGGAAGGCTTTTAAAAATAGAAAATCCTCCGGGATATCAAAATTGCTTATTGCATTATAAAGCCCATCTCGAAGCTATCAAGGCTAAGATGATGGAAGAAGCTCAAATGCAAATGATGATGCAGCCACAGCAAGGTCCGGGTAAGGATCCAGAAAAATCTGGTGGTTCTAACCAGCCATTATCAGTGAGTGCAAATGTCTCAACAGCAGAATGATAACATAGCAATTGAAGATAAGGCTCTTGATACCGAGTCTGTCATTGACTTACTAGGTGAAGACGATGGCAAAGAGCCAGAGACTGAAACTCTTGAATTGGAAAAGCCTAGCAAAGAGAGTAAAGAAGCTAAACCTGATGGAAAGAAAGAAACTCCTAAAGGCGAAGAAGAGGAACTCTCTCTTGAGGATAAGTTAGAGCTAGAACTAGAAGAAGTAGTAGATGAAGATAAGCTAGAGTTAGTTGATCTTCCTAGTCGAAGGGAAATCCTAACTGCTTATCCTGATCTATTCAAAAAGTTTCCAGCTATCGAGAAATCGATGTACAGGGAGAAAGCATATTCTGAATTGCTACCTACAATTCAGGATGCTAAGATCGCTATAGAAAAAGCAGACCTGTTTGATAAGTATGATTCAGAAATTATAGATGGCTCAACTGAGTCATTCCTATCTGCTGTTAAAGAATCTGATAAAGAAGCATTTGCTAAACTTGTTGATAACTACATGCCAAACTTACTTAAAGCTGATCCCAATGCATACTATCATACCATTGGCAATCTTATAAAGCATACCATTATTTCAATGGTTAATGATGCAAAGGAGCAGAATAGTGAGGAACTTGCTGAAGCTGCCGCTATTTTGAACAGATACATCTTTGGAACTGATAAGTTTACTAGGCCGACGAATCTCTCTCAGAGTGACATCACTGACAACAGCGGCAAGAAAGACCAAGAGATTGACCAGAGAGAGCAAGCAGCAACCCAAAGAGAATTTGACAATGCCAGGGAAGACCTTGGTGGTAGAGTAGATAACATCTTAAAGAGTAGTGTAGATAAGGCTATTGATCCTAATGCATCCATGAGTGGATACGTTAAAGATATTGCTACTGATAAAGTCCTCAAAGGTTTAGAGGATTTGATTGGACGAGATGTCAGATTTAGAACTATTTATGATAAGCTCTGGGAAAGAGCTTTTAAGAATGATTTTGACAAAGAGTCAATGGACAAGATTAAAAAGGCTTACCTGTCCAAAGCCCAAACTCTTTTGCCGCTGCTTATTAAGAAAGAACGAAACGAAGCATTAAAGGGTACTAGACGAAGTGAAGATACTCATGAGAGAGATAGAAAAGGACCGCTACCTGTTGGCAAAACAAGGTCATCCACAACCCTCGCTAGTGGAAAGTCCAACAGTAGTAACGGGAATAAGTCAGTTCCAAAAGGCATGAGCACTTTGGACTATCTAAATTCAGACGACTAGTGAGGCAAAGTAAATGGCTGTTGTAGAATCACAGGTAGCCGCTCTAGAACTAGAGCGTGTCATACCAAAGATCCGCACGTTGTTTGAGAGGGACGATAAGTTCTTCGCAAACATTAAGAAGCGCGATGTGGAGAAAATCTCTAATCGCCAGATGCGCGTTCCTCTTGAGCTTCGGCCAGGAGGTTCGTTTCAGTATTTCAATCCTGATGGTGGAGACCTTGGTCGCGGTGGTGGTCCCACTTTTGATAAGGCAGTTCTCAATTGCGTGTTCGTAAGTGAGAACATTGAATACACCAAGCTAACTCAGTGGGCAACCGATGATGATAGAAAGTCTATCACCAATGGTGTTCGACGCCTTACTGCTACAGCATTGGATGAACTAAGACGTCAGTTGGATTCCCAGCTTATGCAGGCTGGTGATGGTGTCATTGGTGTTGTTACCACTGACACACCGGCTGCTGGATCGAATGTTATTACTCTTACCACAGATGGTTTCGGTGCAAGGTTGATGAGATTTGGACAGACTGTCCAGGTCTTTGATACTACTCTTGCAACTCTTCGTGGAAGCGGAGTTATCTCTGCTCTTGACGTAGAGAACAAGACTATCAGTATTACACCACAGATTGCTGGTGTGATTGCTACCGATAAGATTGTTACGAATGGTATCACAACTCCTACTTCGCTTTCAGCGTTGTATGGTGTTCCTTACCATCATTCCAATGCTAGCACTGGCACATGGCTTGGATTCTCGCGTGCTACCACGCCGGAAATCCGTGCAAATAGAGTGAATGCTGCTAGTGCAGCTCTTACTCTGCCGCTGCCTCGTCTGGGAATGAATAAGATTGGTAATCGAGTTGGTATTGACAATGACTTTGATCCAATTGCCTGGATGCACCCTGCTCAGGTTCAGGCTTACGAGGAGATTGGTCAGCTATTGATGCATATTCCTAAAGGTTCAAGTGAGGAATCACTGAATCTTTATTTTGGTAAGCAGACATTGGCTGGAGCATCAGTCAAGAAGTCTTACAATTGGGATAAGACACGTATTGATTTCATTGTTGATAGCGTTTGGGGTCGTGCGGAGATTCTTCCAATCGGCTTCTATAAGACTGATGGACGTAATATCTTTGAAATTCGTGGCGCCAGTGGTGGTGTTGCAACGGCTGAAATCTTCTACATGGTTGTAGGGATGCAGACGTTTGTTAACAATCCTGCTGCTTGCTCATATATTGATAACCTAGCAGTTCCGGCTGGTTACTAAAATGCCTGGAACAGCAACAGTCACTGGCGTTATTGGACCTGGAAGGGCAGTAACTGCACAGGTATATCAGAATGTCTCACTCTTTAGTCTTGTCACTAAGGACGAGATTCTTCAAATTGAATATGATAACGGCATGGGTAAGCAGATTGCTCAGATTGATGTTGGTGCTCAGACTACATGGACACTGACAGTTTCAGGTAATACTTACACACTGACGGTTGCTTAATTATGAGTGCTTTAGTTACAATCACTGGTAAGACTGGTGTCGGCCTGACAATGACTGCAAAGTCATTTCCAGAAGTCGGAGAAGCTACCATTGATTTCAATAAGAATATGATTACCCTGAATCGACCAGGTGAGCTTGTATCACCAATCGATATAGGGCCAGCTACTACTGTTACGGCTACAAAAGTCGGTAATGTATGGTCCCTGACAATTAGTTAATAGGAATCTTTGGAGGTGGAAGGTGATTCCAGGTCTGCAAACTAAAGTATCTGAAAGTAATGTTCCGTCTGCTACTACAATAGTAGTTAAGTCTGATTTGGTCAGGCTAACTGGCTCTACTCAGGTTGAAACGATTGGTTCTCCACTCTTGGGGAATTCGATCATCATTTATGTAACTCCTGTTGATGGAAACGTAGTTCTTGGTACTTCAGGTAATATTTTGGTTGGGGCAACTCTGATACAGAACAGATTGTACACGCTGATTTTCAGCAAAGCCACAAATAAGTGGTATATACATGGAGTGGTGTAGAAATGTCTGATATTGACTTTCAGCAACTGTCAACTGTACAAAATGCAACACAGCCAAAGCCAAGAACCATTGCTTCGGCTGCTACTATAGCACCTGATACTTGCCTTTCATTTGTTAGCGGCACTGCTGCCGTTGTTAATATCACTCCACCTGTTAGTGGATTTCACATTCTATTCTTGTGGCCTCTGGCTGCATTTACTACTACAACTGCTGGTAACATCAGTGCAGCTTTGACTGCTGCAATTGGTGCACCAGTTATTCTATTCTATAATCCAGTTACTGGTAAGTACCATCCAGCTGAAATTCCAGTAGCAGCATAGCACTTGGAGATTTTAGCATTATGAAATAAAGTAAGTCGCGTGCGTAAGTTGGTTCCAATAACTTACGCACGCGCAAATCTTTGTAGCAAATCATGACTAGGCCAGATGATTGGTTATTTACTAAATTACTTAAGGCCATTGTCTGGTTTGTTCGTTTGTTTTTATGATTAAGTATGACTATTATAGTTATGGCAATTATGAATATGAGATAGTCATTTGTGTAACAAGAAATCATATTATTCAGTTTTGGAATCGCAATTTCCGGAGGATTCTATTTTCTACAACTGGAGAAGGATTCTATAACTATGGAAACTACCGAGAGCATCGAGTCCCTTAACCATCAATTGATTGACTTGTACGGTGTTGATACCGTCACTGGTCAAGCAATGTGGCGTATTGTTTGGAGCGAAGATCAGTTCGAACATCGTTACGGTACATTTACTGATTTCACTCCTTCTGGACTCTATATTAGGGAAGTGACAGAGACTCGTTACGTTCCAAAGTATAGACAATGGATTAAAGAAAAGTATGTCCTTGAACAGCTGGTTGGTATTCCTGAAGTTAGTATGAAGGAATTACCAGCCATCAAGATGTCATACGAGCCTATTTATCCATTTCAAACTGATTCTGGTAAGTATCTTCCTCCTAGGCTTGATGCTTCTAAGTTTGTTATTGATGTTCTCCTTGCCGCTCAAGGTAAAGCATCATTGGCTAAATATAAAGATCCTATTGCTGGATTAACAACTGAACAGCAAGTCGAAATAAAGAATATGGAACTTGATAATCTTCAATCTGAACTTTTTGGCAATGAAACAGATACCGGCGATGCTTTAGCTCATAGAGAAGCAATCGTGGTACCACGCAACTACAAGGAGCACTAAATGGGCGTAGTAGGCCAATTTCCTCTGATGTCTGACATAAAGCGGCGGACTATTCGAGCACCTGTGAATCCGCTGGATAAGTCTACCATTGTATCAATCCTCCCAAAATATATTGAGGAACGAAAGCATACCATTCAACCTGGTGTAATTGTTATTCAGCCAGGAACATATGAGAATCCATCAATTCTGATTGTAGAACCAAGTTCATGGTGGAAAGAAATTGACGAAAATCAGCCGTTGCTAGAAATTCATCATTCTAGCATTGACGTAGCTGATAGCGTTGTTAGAGATTATTGTAATGGACTAATTGCTTGTGACATGGCTAGTTTTATGCCTGGGCTGTTCTTTGTTCCTGGCTCTAAGATTGCTTTGTCAAAGAACGAGACAGATTACGATGTAACTCTTAGATGGATTAAGCAGGAACACAAAGATAAGATTGAAGCTGCTAACATCAAGCAGAAGAATTGGTATACTCAGCTAGTTAGGATGGCTGACTCTCTTTGGGCTGGGAGTAATGGTAATCCACTATGTATTTCAAGTGATATGAAGATGGCTGCTCGTAGCCTAAATCTTGTTAATAAAGAGTGGCTGAAGGATTCACAGGTTATGGAACTTGTACGTTGTGTTGCCTGTGGTCATCTGAAGAATCCTGTTTATCCAATCTGTTCTAACTGTAAGGCCATTTCTGACCCTGCTAAGGCAAAGGAACTTGGGTTGGTATTTGCTCAGTAATGCCTAAAATCAATCGCTACTTATCAAAGTTACAATATGTTGGTGAAGGTTCAGGAGATGGCTCTATTATCTCACTAAATAGAGTTCCATTCTTTGGACCGTCATGTAGTACTGGTGGCTGGTATGATGTGGATCATTTAGCTTGCCAGTACTACACTGAAACTCAACACCCTATATTCCTATTAATTCATAAAGATACTAAGGAGAGTAAGATAATTCTAGATGAAGGAGCAATGGGGATAGTTACTGGTGGAAAGAGATGGTTTGCTCAGACTCTTACACAGTATCTATTAGATGGTGTTCCAACAGATAAACATGCATACTGTTTTGGTCTTGATGGAACTCTGGTTTGGCATCCGTTTTCAGGTTTAGGATTATATATTGAAGATAAACAGATTACACCTAATCAGGTAAGCAATGTAACTTATCTAGAGAATGGTCAAGTAGTCTATATTGAATCTGGAAAGATTAAATCTAATATACAAGGTGCAGAAGATATAGTCTCTCTAGGTGGTCCAGG